TCGTCGGCCCGTTGTTTCACATTGAACAACCACCACAGCACGCCTATCAGCAGGGCCCCAGTAATGCTATTTCCCGCGATGGTTTTGATTAGCTCTTCCATGATTAGTTCCTCATCGCGTGGGTTTCTCTCTCAATTTTTTCGATGTCTGCCAATCCTCTGCGCTCGCACTCAGGGTAGCGCTCGCGGTCTCGTAGCTCAGGGTCATACGATGTCACAGTCAATTCTAATCGACGTGCGACGATATCTCGGCCCAAGATTCGTACACGCCAGAGGCCATCGTAATATGCTGGCACCTCGCCTCGATACATGGCCCACCATGTCGCGTGATAGTCGCCGGCAGCATCCCAGTCCCACCCGATCCATTGCCGTAATCGCACGTCGGCCCGCACCGTCCACCCCATGTCTGTGCTCTCGACCTCGCAGAAAATCACGGTATTGAGCTCCAGCACTTCCACATACTGCGGAGGCATCGGCATCAGCATGGCAGCGAGAGCCAGCGCAATCATCTCACACCTCCGGCCACGGGTGAGCCAGCCCGAGCGATAGCAGTCTATCACTGAGGTTGGCATGCGACAGCTCGTCGGCCTCGATGTCTGCGTACACCTCTGCGATCCATCGACCATAGCGGTCACGGCCAAGCACCTCGATCTCGCACCGATGCGATGCGAATTGGCTCAGAAATGCGGTGGCGTCCGTCTGTTTGCCTTCCGGGGCATTGATCCTTGCCAGTCGCACACTCTGGTTGTGCAACCACACGCGGAACCCCAAGTCAATATCGACAGCAAGTGTGTCTCCATCGATGGCCCGCGATATGATCCCTCTGTAGTGATAGAGTTGTCGTGCCATGACATTATTCCGAGTAAATCATCGCGTGAATTGCTACTGGCGCAGTATTCGCACGCGCGTAGATATTTGCGGTCGGCGCGAACCGACATACTGCCGCCTCGCCTGCTTTTAGTCGCAGAAGCGGGACGAACGTGCCAGAATTGTCAATTCCTATTTCAACGAAATTCGTATCATCGAGATTCTTGATGAATGCGAATCCTTTGTTTGCGATGTCGGCAGCCGTGATTGCCTCATGCGTCGTGCCGATCACCTGATAACCTGGTACGGGCCCCGCGGCGGTCGCTTGGTCCGCCCGAAAGCTCGCTTGGTGTCGCTCAGATATTTTGCCATTCGACACGGCCAGCGTGAGACTAACAGTTATTTCGTTTGCCATCGTCCGTGCTCCTACATGAGAGTGTGCGATAAATGTGCAATAGGATCGCCGCTATTTTATCCCCTACTTGGTCAAGCCATTTCTTTCTTTCCTCGCATCCGCAATTGCTCGTAGCGCGAATGCCCAGCATCGATAGTATTTTCGCTACGGCGCTTCCGATGGGCAAGCGCGATTGTGTGATTGTGCGAGGAAACTCATATAACCATCCGCACTCACAGCGCTTACTCTCTCCGGCGTTTATCTCAATCCTATTTCCGCAACGACACGTTAGCTGCATGGTGGTATCGTCAATATGGCGCTGCCCCAATCGCAGCAGCAGCAGATATTGCCACTGACTGGCAATATCACGGTGCGCGGTGAGCAGCCAGACCACGGTATTGTTTCAATCGTCGAATCGCTAAAACGATTATGGCCCCAATGATATTTTGCAGTTCCGTCCGGCTCCAGCCATAGAACGAATGGCAGATGGCACAATCCACCCTGCGGCAGACATGGCAGAGAAAACCAATCAGTGAAGCCGGGAGGCATAAAATACCACCCGCAAAAAAGTCCATGCGATGTGCCAATATCATCGTAGTAGATCATGCATATTGGACGCCCTTCGAGAATCGTAGCGATCTCGCATGATTCATCGACGGGATCGCATCCCGACCGAGTGGCAAATGTTAAGCTCAGCGTCAATTTGCATGGGCATCCTGCGCATAGTTGTTCGCATTCCAATATCGGCGCGCAACGGCACCTGTCCGGAACATCGCAACAAATGTGCGATGGATTCTGTGGCACATAGATGCATACGCGGTTGATGCCGCCCCCAGGGTCTAGCACGTTCGAGCCAGGCTGACCATGGCATTGCTGACAGCACTCGCATGGAAAATGCCCCATGGCTAGCACTCCCGCTGTGTGGCAATGTACTTGTCCTGCGTCAGCCAGGCCGCCAGCGTCCGTTTATTCTGCGCGAGCGCAACCATGCTTCCTTTGATCTTGCACGCGACCGCAGAGGGGTTGCTGTCGAGCCATAGTGTATAGCCTGGCCCAATTTGGTTGCGAATGTCTGATACGCGCACCTCGGTGTATTGATTTGATACCGGTGCATTGGATAGCACTAGATCGAGCATTTTCATTCCCGCGGGCACTATCCAATAAATGCCATTGCTATCGCGCGAGACATGCACCAGCGTGCGAGTAGGATAGTAGTGACCAGGGAGCGTGAATGCTATTTGCTTACCTCGCCAGTCATCTTGATTGTCTATCTCCGTCGGATAGTCGTAGATAATGCGCTCATTCTTTTTGGCATAGGCCAGGCTATCACTCGTATCTACCAAATGTATCACATAGGGCCAAATAGCCCTTGGCAAAAAGTCCTCGCCGAAAAACCCGCTCTCTTCGTCGGGAACGGCCAATGTTGGCTTCTTCACTATGAATGCCAGTTGCGTTGCTGCGCGAAACTGATACTCTGGCGCGTGAATCTGCAATGTCTCCGGCTGCTCGCGCAGCACTCGGCGGATAAGCTCTCTAACATCGCTCTTGCGCAGCATTACACGCGGCCTCCGAAATCACGCGGCAACATCGTGCTGTTGAAATCTATCTCTTCGTAGATTGCCTTTGGGCTTGGCGGATAATACACAGGCGGCGCATCTGGCGGCAATTTTGCGCCGCTGCCATTCAGCAACGCCCGTTGCCTGACAGGCATTCCGTGATCGTCGAGGATAGGCCGACGATACTTCTGGCCACTCACAGGATCAGTCTTCAACTCAGTGAATCCATCATCGAGGAATTGCACGCGCCATCCTAACGCCTGCGGATGCACAGCGACCACCCATTGCGCATCCCACACGTAGTCTAGGTGATTGTAGTAGCGTTGCGACGCGCGAAAATCATGTATGCGTAGCTGACCAGCGGAAAAGCCCCAGAATGAATCCGCCTTGACCTTGTTGACATTATTGAATTCCAATCTGATTAGCGCTGTGTCGGGCGGGAGAGGCTTGCGCACGTGAATGTACATCTGTGTCACGTAGCGATCTATCGTGCGCATTTCCTGCGAGCTATTTTGTATCGGCGTGCCGTCAGCGTATTTGTCGGTGGGCTGCGTCTCTGTAACACTCGTGATTTCCCATTGCGCGGGCTCCGCGAGAGGATCGTCTGGCTCCATCGGCTCTCGATAATCAATGCGTGTGCCCGTGCTGTACACGCCGCGACCGTGCCAGATGTATTTGTCCCTCTTATTCGGACGCCATAGTTGCTCCCATCCTTGCCAACGTGCGGCTGCATCAAAAGTAAAAGCATTGACGTAAGGCTGTCCTATGCGTGGTAGACCAGGATGTGAATCTATGAGTATCGTAACCGCGTCGTCAGTTGGCAATGAGACTCGAATCTGATACGTCGCCACATGCTCGCGCACTAAGCGGCCCTCTTCCATGCGACCGCGATATTCGACATCTAACAGATCAACCGTCAGCACGCTCATGGCAATCCTAGCTCTATGGCCCCTCCTGTCAGCTCATCGAGCATCTGACGTAGCAGAGTAATTTCCTCTTCCATCAGCTCTATCATCGTGTCTTGCTTTCGCGCAGCCTCTCGCTCAAATGCTTCCCTACTTCCGCGCAATGCAACGCCCGTGTCAATGCGCTCTCCGACCATTGCGTTGCGCAGAAGCGTCGGATCAGCGAGCAGAGGCATTGCCTCGAAAATAGCTTGACGTGTGGTGATCTGCGCTTCCAACAGTTCCGCCTGCCTGCGTGCATGTTCGGCCATCTGGCGCTCGAGCGCTAATTGTTGCTCACGCGCTTCGCGTTCGACTTGCTGCTGGACCAGCTCTTGCTCTGTCGCGGCTCTGGCAATGGCCGGAGGCGGTGTAACACGTTCGACAAGCGCTCGTTGCCTTGCCTCTATTACTCTCCTAAGTTGCTCAGCATCCAGCGATTGGCCGGTCATCGCAGCGCCAAATGCTTCGCCAATGACCGTTCCCAGAGTATCGCCTATGGCCTCTAATCCTCGCAGTGCATTTTGTATGCTTATTCCTTTGAAAAAAGACGCACTTGCTTCAATGCTAGAGAGAAACTCTTTTACTACTTGCGAGAGAATCGTAAGCGCGCCAGCTAATTCTAACAGAGCGGGCACCATCGTAGCTTTAAGACGAGTCATGTCATCATGGAATTGCTCAATCCGCTTGATCGTTTCGCTATCCGCAACTCCTCCTAGCTTGCGTACCTCTTCAGCGAGTCGCTCAATTCCTTCACGCCCAGTATTGAGCAGGTTTGCGAGTTCAGGTGCGCCGAGCAGTTGCGCTGCAATCGTGAGTGTAATTTCCTTGTTGCCCGCTGCCTGTGCTGCATCGGCCAGACGCTTGAGCATTTCATCTGGCTTGAGTTTAACCAGCTCATCGACGCTCAGGCCGATCTCTTCTAGTAGCACACGCAGTTTGTTTTCTTTCCCACGCGCAATATCCTCTTGAATCATTGTGAGAATATTCCGCGCATGCATAAGCGACTGTGTTAATTGTTCTGCGCTTACTCCAGATAGTTGCGCGGCGAATTGCAATTCCTGCAATGACTCTGCTGCTATTCCAAGACGATCGGATGCCTTACCAATGGCATCCATTTTCTCCATGAATGAGAGAATCTGCTGGCCACTGAATATCGCGCCAAGGCTAGCGGCGACGCTCTTGGCCATGCTCACCATTCTTTGCTGGAATGATTCCGCTTGTTGCTGGGCAGATTGCAAGCCTTGGCGAAATGGCGCGACACGCGCGATCACATTCACTATCAATTCGCCGAGGGTCGCTGCCATAATGCCTTCACCTCATCCCAGCTCAACTCTTCATCCGGACCAGCGTCGCCACGAGGCATGAAATCTTCCGGTGAAAATGTGCGCTTTTTACTGTGACAATTTGCAATCGTTGCTGCTATTACTCCAGCATTCGGCCACGTATCACCAGGCCAACCGTCAATGCTGCGAAGCAACAGCAATTCGGTCACATCGTTGCTATCGAGTCGTTGCAACAATTCTCTCAGCGTGCAGCCCATGATGAGCGCCAGCCGCCACATCAGCCGGCGCATCGGTGTTAGTTTTTTCGGATGCCCTCCACGGCGTTTTCACTCAGCCCAGAGAGGTCAAAACATATTCGCACAAGGCGCTCTATCACTGCGCCGTTGCGTTTTTCTAGCAGCGAGATTACCTCGTCTCGATTCGGTGATACTGGATTACCTTGCTCATCGCACAACGATGCGGCAAGCGTCATCAGTCCTATCATGTGCTTGTCTCGCTCATTGGCTGCCGCAAGAGCAATGAGCATTCGATCCATCGCAGATATGGGCCGCAGATATACGTCGCAGCCCCACTCTTCCACATGCACCTTCGTAATAGGTCGATCCTCAACTCCACGCAGATGCGATAGCAGATCCATACGCTCTCCTATGTCGGATCAACGACCGTGACGGGCCCCGAAATGTCAACGTCGAACGTCATATCGATTGCTTGGCGTTCCGCCATTTCGGGCCGCAGATTGTGAATAATCCCATTGCCTGTTAGTTTGCCAGGCGTCGTCTGGCCAGATTCCAAGGGAAAGTGAATCTCGAATGCGACCGTACTGCCGATCAAATCGCGAATGTCTTTCCATTTCGCAAACGTGTATTGCATCGTCACGGAAAAAGACCCTGGATCATGCACAGGGACGACACGCTTGACTAGCGCGCCAGTCGTGGCAAACGTCACATCCTCGACAAGATCACGTTCGCCCTCGTTGAGTGACAGGCGAATCACCGCGTCATCGTAGAATTGTGTCCCTAACTTTAGCCTTGCGCCGTGCGGGAAAATTCGTGCCATGCTGTTTCTCCTATTGGGCAATCATGACTCTGTGATTGATTACGCCGATGTAATACATCTGCTCGCTACCATCATCGAGCGTCTGATTTTCTTCGTTGATGCGGTCTACTATGCTCGTTCTGTGCGGTGGATCGTCCCATTTCGTCGCAGCCTTGACGATGCGATCTAATAGCACGGTGACGCTGTAGCGGTCCATGTCTATCACTCTCGTTGTGATAGTGTGCTCAATGTCTGTGATTCGCGCGAATGTATACTGTGGCAATTGCTGATCTGGAGCGATGATAATAACTGGCAGCTCGTGGCCTCTCGGCGCAACATGAGCGAATACTCTATCACCAACGATCTGCGCAATCTGCGGATCGTCTAGTAGATGCTGCCGCCATGCTGCGATTACGTCGATCATGTCATACCGAAGTGTTCAAGCAGTGCCAATACTTGTTTGCTCACTCTCTTGCCTGCCCGCAGTCGCTCTGCATCACGCATGATGCCATCGAGGATTGCTGATTTGAGCATTGCCTCGATGGTTGCCTTGCTTGCTCTCCATGCTGGCCCCAGATACGGATGGCCTTTCACTCGTCCTATCACTTTCGTGCCTCGCCGTGTTTTCTTCACGAGCTGGTGCCCGTGCTCTACCAAATGTGCGTGCGCACCCTCTGGGTATTTGTGCCCTATCGCAATGCCAATGATGCCTCGACGTGCGAGTAGTGGCCCACTAGGCCATTGCGACGATGGCCTGCGCTGTACGCTCTTTCGCAGGCCAACTACGGGACGCCCTGTTTTTTTGTTGACAACTCCTCGCTCGCTCTTGGACCATGGGCGGCCTTTCAATCGTTGCCTAATATCGCGCATCAATATCGTTGCAGATCGCTCCAGCGCAGATCGCACATACTTGCGCTCGACACTAGGTGCGAGCTCGCGCAGCGTCGCCGCTAGTTGCTGCAACGACAATTGATCCACCTCCAATGTCGCCGTCATATCCTCGGCTCCGCGCGTCGAGCGTGCACGATCATGTCTCGCCGACGACCATCAGGATCGTCGATGCGTATGACGTAATAGGCCACGCCATCCGCATCTATCAGCCGCGTATCAAGCGTAATCAGAGGCGTATTCCACGTGCGCCAGCGCCTGTCATATCGCTGCCCGCTAACGTCTGCAATACTCTGCTCGGCCACGGTCACTAGCTGCGGCTCGGCGTAGATGATGCCCATAGACTCCCATCGCTCGACCTCCTGGCCGTCAGGCTTCACGACTGCGATGCGTCGCTCGACACGCAGCGGCTCGTGCATTGCACCTGGCCGCGGACGACGATCATATTGCGATTGCGTCTCGGTCATCGATACACCATCCACGAAAGCTCCATCAGTGTGCGT